CAAATTGGTGCTGGACACGCCGAATTTCACGCGATAGCACCAAAAATAGCGATAGGTGTTGTCGGGTTTGAGTGCCCGAAAACCAATCGCCACCAAGCAGCCGCTGTCCTCCCCGGCGGCGATGAGCACGCCGTTTTTGTCAACACTCGCACCGGTGAGATCAGCTGCGACATCAGCCCCAATATCTTCAACGCCCAGCGACAATGTGCCGCTTTTGAAATACTTGATGGCATACGCCAATGCATCGTCAGCGAACAAATTCCCCTCAGAATGTTCGATGCTGAGATCGGCCTTGATGGCCTTTGCCAGCACGCGCGGCGTGCCGTAAGTTTCGATGCCGTTTGCGTCCTCGGTAATTTTCGCGTAGTGGACTTTATCCAGCCCGATTGTTGCCATGTTAGTCACTCCATTCGTATAGTTTTTGTGTGTCAATCGTGACACCATGGTAGCCGTCATTGAAGCCGTTATAACGACGCAAAGTGATAGTAAAGCCCGATTTGAGCAGCGCCTTTTCCAGCAGCCGTTTGCGGGCAAGATAATTCTTCATGCAAAACAGTGACAACCGCACTTCCTGCGTTTCGAATGCAGGTTGATTGTCGCTGTGCAATCTAAAACTGTCGCCCAGCGGCGTGATGACCACATATTCCGCCGGTGCCGCGCCACTGAATTTGCCTGTTTCCACGGATAGCCCCAAGCTCATGATGAGCGTGTCAAGCTCATTGGTGATGCTCATAACCGCGCCACCTCCTGTTCAAACACTTGCCGCATACGTTCAATGCAACGCTGGCGGCTGGCGATACGCGCGGGCTTCATGAACGGTTTAGGAGGCTGACCGTGTTTGCCGTGCTCTAAGATGCCTGCCAATTTGGCGTTGGCGATGTCACCGCCGCGCCGGGGTTCACGAAAGCCGATGCGCACATTCATGTTGCCGTTTCGGTCGAGCCGCGCGCCGGAAATCCCCAGCGCGTTGACCAGCTCGCCAGTGCTGCGGCTGGGATGTTTTGTGTTCTGCCCCACCACAGCTTCAAGATGCTCACGCACGCTATCCAGCACAACGTGCCCGCCAGCGTTGAGCACACGCGGCACGATTTTATCTGTTTTGTCCGCAAGCCGAGATAACTGGTCAAGGAAGTCATCCGGCATTCGCAATTCCATGCGTGCCAATGGCAGACACCTCCCGCGCTAAGATTTCGTAGTACATCCCCCGCAGAGTTTCAATTGAAAGCACCTCATAACGTTTGCCCCGGCACACGATAATGTGCAGCGGTTCAACGGTGAAGTGTGGCGATACCCGCAAGCGAAACAAGGCCGTGGCCTCACTAAATCGCGCCAAGTTCGCCCAGCGCACATTGCCGTGGCGTTGCTCGAAATATGCACGGGTGGTGGCCATGTGCTGGTCTTGCGTGGTGGCAAAGCCGTCTGCGTCTTTGGTGTGGGTGACACGGTAGATGGTGATGGGGTCGCGCATTTTGCCAAAGCTCATGTCGTTGCTTTCCGTTCACAAAAGAATTACAATTCGTGCCCCTAAATTGTATTGATGGTGCCCACGGGTATTTGGGCAAGCACTACAGCAAAAGGGCACGAGAAATACAGCATTCATCGGTATTCCACCCCCACATATTCCAGCAATTCCCGCAATCCAAGCTGGTTTATCACGTAGTCATGCAGCTTGGGATGCGTTTTCGCTAGCCGCTGAAAACGGTTGACTTTGTCAAGATGGCAACCCACGGGGCAGAACACACAGCCGGTGCGCTGCTCGCCGGTAGTACACAACTTGCCGTTTTTGTCCTCAACGATATCGCCGTAAACACTGGCGTAGGGCACGCCAAATTCGCGCAAATAACGCAGGATGTCTTGCTCTGTCCAAAACGACAGCGGCTTGGAGGATGGACGTTTTGTGTCAAAGGCGTTGCAGCCCACGCGCAGCCAGCTTTCTTGACGACGGCGGCTTTCGGTAGCCATCGTGCCAATGATGGGGTGCTTGCCGCTTGCCTTGACGTAGGCGTTAAGGGGTCGCTCTTTCATGATTTCACAACATGCATCAGAGATTTTTAAGCCGCTGTCAAGCAGATGGGCCCATTTTGCATATCGGTCGCGACGAAAGTCGCTGGACGTGCCGTCTGGGTTGATACCCGCCATGCGGTCAAGTGCCCATTTGCTGCCCTGTCGGGCGTAACGCAAGGTCCGCGCCACATCTTTTGAAGGATAGCACCAGCCATGCTCGCGCACAACTTCATCAAAGCGCATGGCGGGGCGCAGCACGATTACATTGTCGTGCGACAACGCAAAGCGCCGCACTTCGGGAAACTCTAGCCCGGTGTCAACATACACGGCTTCAATGTCGGGGAAACAGCGGCGGGCGAGGTCAAGCAGCACGGTGCTGTCCTTGCCGCCTGAAAATGAAACAAACACTTGCCCGCCCCAATGCTGATACCACTCCATAATCCGCGTTTGTGTGACTTGGATTTTGCGCTCGAATGGCCACGCTTGCATGGCTTTCAAGTCTTCGATGGTGTGTTTCATATCCCAACACTCCAATCCCTATCCAACCGCAGCAGGTTATTCACCGCAACCATCACCGCCGTGGCCGCGCCAACATTATCGCCGAAGAAGCCCCCGGTGCTGCCGTCGCGACTTTCGTACCAGTGACTGGCCAGCATAGTCACGGCCTGCTCGGTGGTAGGCGGCAAGGCATTCTTGGTGTAGTGCCCCGCCGCGCGGTGCTGGTACGATTCGGCATAAGAAACCGCAGCGCGGATGAAGCCTAGCAATAGGTCATCGTCCGCGCTGTGTTCTAATATGAGGTTTTGCTTGACGCGAGCCAGCAACAGCAGCGGCTGATCAATGCGGCGGCGCATTAGCTGCCACCTTTGACCTTCAGCAGCTTCATCGCTTCGGGTAGCACCAGTTTGCCGTCCACACGTTGCGTGCAGAGGAAGCCGACTTGACCGGTGGTCGCATACAGCTCATTGAGCCGCTTGAACACACGACCTTGGCGGTCAGCCACCCAATAGTATCCGAAGTCACCGAACGCGATGGCCTTGTTGCCTGCCTTCATTTCGGGCGCGTAGGCACTGGTCACCAGCGGGCGACCAAGAATACGGTCGGGTTCACCAGCCTTGATGCTCGGCTGCCACAAATACTGGCCGTTTTTATCCGTCAGTTTGCGGATGGTTTTCACGGTGGTGTCGTGCATCACAAACGTGGCATTTCGGCGGTAGGGCGACTTGAGACCGTAAAACAAGTCAAGCACATCATCAATGGTGATGGTCGCAGCCGAAGTCGTCGCCCCTAACTCACCGCCGCCGACATCCGCGAACACGCCCGTGGGTTTGCCCTTGCCGTCGCCCACCAAAAAGGCTTCTTCCTCGCGACTGCCCATGCGCCGACCGAAGTTGTGCGCGATATAGGCTTCCATGTCGAAAGCAGAATCGCTCAGTAGCTCCTCGCTCACTTTGATGAGCGTTGCCAATTTGTACGCACCGATGGTCACTTGGTCAAACTTCGCGGCACTTTCGGGGATTGCGCCCTCTTCATCCACCCAACTCGCCGTGCCGCGCGTGGCCTCCACCGGGATTTTGCGGTCGCCGCTGCTGGTGGTGATGACATTGGCAAGCCCGCGCAGGGCGTTTTCCTCTTCAAGCGCTTGGATGATGCGTGCCTCGAATTCCGTGGGCACGAGGTAGCCGCCGTCGGCATCCTGCCCCACGCGCAGCGAATTGTGCACGCCGGGGGCTGCATTTTGCGGGTTGCGCATGATGTTCCAAAACGCCTGTGCGTACTCCACGCTTGCGGCGGGTAAGCCTGCGTCACGACCACCTGCGGTGGGGCACCCCGCTTCGCGATTGTTGCTGCCAGGTTGTGCTGTAATCGGCACGCTAGTGTTGCGGTTCAGTTCAGCGTCGATTTGCGCTTGGCGTTCCAAGCGGTCAATCTCTTTGCCCAGCGCCACCACCTTGCCCTCCATTTTCTCGTAGGTAGCGGTGTCTTCGGCGCTGAGCAGGCCGTCTTTCGTGCGCTTGCTGTCCAAAAATGCCTTGGCCTGATCCCAGGTTCTTGCGCGTTTTTCGCGCAGTTTCAGAATATCTTGCATGTCAATTCTCCTCGTTCAATAAATTAAGCCGCTCGTAGAGCGACCGGATGGGTGTTTTCGGTTCGGGAAGTTTGTCAAGCAGGGAGTTGGTCACCGCCGCGCGGCTGAACAACAATGGCGCACGATTCCACAAGCTGCGGCCGGACTCCATCGCTTCGCTGTGTTCTGTCAAAGCCCCATCATCGCCAGGCGCGAACAAGATTTTATCCGCAAAGCCCAGTTCCATCGCCGTGTGCGCGTTCATCCACGTTTCAGCGGTCATCATGCGGTTCAGGCGCAGCCGGGTCAGCCCGGTCTTTAGCTCGTAGGCGTTGATGAGCGATTCCTTGATTTCCTCCAGCATGTTGCGTGCGCGGCGC